ACGTACCCGTCCGGCCGACGCCCGCCAGGCGATCGGTGCGGCCGGATCGTACCCGCAGCCTCCGACAAAACCATGAGCAGCGCCAGGCCCTCGGCCATGGACGCTTCGAACGAGCGCAGCAGCGCGAAGTCTTGGTGACGGCCCCGAACCTCAGCCCAGACGCCAGCCTCGAGCGTGGCGACGACGTCGCCGCCCGCCTCGAGCTCGGCCGCCTCCTGATCGGGCAGAACTTCGACCTTCAATTCCTCACGCAGACCAGCCGACCAGGCTATCTGTCGACGGCCACGCGACGCCGTCTCCCAATCACGCCACAGCGCCCGATCCCGCCGCGCCTGCCGCAACCCCCCGCGCCCGGCATCGGCCAGCGCCCTGATGTTGTCCAGGATGGCGAACGGTGCCCGATTACCCGCCCGGCCCTTCTTGAGAACCCCGTTCGCGACCTCAGCGGCCAGCGCCTCCGTGGAGCTGTACCGCGATCCCTTCGTCAGGTACCAGCCCTCACGTACCTCAGCATCAGTCAGCGGCCGCACGTCGACGCCGACGTCGCCCGGCCGTTCGAACCCTTGCTCAGTCAGCGAGTCGCGCCAGCGCGCATCGATGGAAGCGCCCAGCTCGGCCAGCTCCTCCGCCGTCGCACACCCGGGCAGGAGCATCAGCACGTGCAGATGCGGGTGCCAACCGTGCTTACCGTGAGTGACCTCTACCACCCGAATCATCCGAATCCGAGGCGCGTACACAGTCTCACCAGCATGCTTGCCGGACTTGACGACCCGGGCCATACCGACCCCGTAACGCTTCTGAAGAGCCTTCCAGCCCCTCCCGGCCGTGACCATGTGCCACGCGGCCCCCAGACCGCCCCACAGGTCTCCCAGAGCCACATATTCACCGTCCCGCTTCGCGTGGTGGCGCATCGTCAGCGTCAGCAGCGCGACCTGGCCCCCGCGTCCCGTCCAGGCCGACAGCGCCGCGCCGATCTCCTGAGCCCGACGGCCCGCGATCTTGGCCGAACAGACCGGACACGACCAGGCGGAACCGCAGGTGACCAGCCCGCCGAAGCCAGCGTGCCGCACCCCGCCAACGTCGCTCAGCTTGACAGTCACGACGTCGGAATGCATCACACGCCCGCAGCGCCGCAGCCCAGGATTGATGACCTTCCCGGCCCGGGCCGCAGAGTGATCCCACAGGTACCGGCGCGCCGAATAGCGAGCGTCCCGCCCAGCGTCTAGCCGCCCGTCATCGGGTGCGCTTATGCTTCGTGATGCAGACATTGTCCCATCTCTGTCTGTCTGGAGGCCGACCCGTGCTATCGGGTGCGGCCTCCACTTACGTTAGCCCCCAGCTGGCCCCCGGTGGGGACCAGCTCACCGCGTGTCATGCGCTGTACCCGAACGCGCCGCCCAGATTCCGAGCACACCCCCAGGCCCCTTGCCACAGCAGCAGCACCGTGGCCCCGAGATGCACGACCGGCGCGAACATTGCCCCGTACCCGGAGCAAGCGTCGAGCGGATGGAAATCCCAGAAGCTCCCGAACACCGGCATACGCATCACCGGCCCTTCGCAGCTCCCCGCACCTGCCCCCCACGCCCCCGCCAGGTCACCTAGGCCCGCCGTCCACCCTGACAGTGGCGCACCAAGCGCCCCCTCTGCCCGCGCCGTTGCTGCCCCGATCACGCCGACGTCAGGAACCACCGCCCGGACAATCGCGCCCGGTATTGCCGCCACCCCACTGGTGACCCCATTAACGGCATTCACGACCGCGCTAGCCGCCGCCGCAGTCGCCGCAACAGCAGCAGCCGCAGCAGCCTCCACCGCCCTCACAATCGCTGGTGTCCCATCGACCGGGGACGGTGGCGGTGTTGGCGACGGGGACGGAGGCGGCGTGTACGGGTCAATCGGGTGCGGCATCCAATAGCCGTCCTGCCGCGCCTGCTCGCAGTCAGACGGCGCCAAGGCCCACAGCTCACCCGCACCGGCCCCCTGCCACGCGCACTCAGTCGCCGCGTCAGTGAACCCCCACCAGCTACACGACTCGTCGCGGTTTGTGCAGCTCCCCGACGCCGACGTCACTTTCAGCGCGCACCCATCCGTAACCGTCAAACATGGGTTCCCGACGAAAGGCGCGTGAACTTCTGTCTTGCCGATCACCACGCCATCAACCGACAGGGTCACCGAGACCAGGTCACCCGTCAAACACGCCGCTGGCACAATCGGAAGCCCGGCCAGGAACGTGGCCTCATAGGTCGAGTTGTCCGAGCATGTGGTCAATGCCGTTACGTTTCCGACGAGCAGCGCCGACGCACCAGGCCGGAAAGCTGTCAGCCCATCGAAGGAGCGGTTACCCGGACTAGTCCACATGGGGAGATTGATGCTCAGCAGCTCCGCGTTAGCCCCGCAATCGACCCCCGAAATCACGATAGACGCGCTGTTCCACTCGATTGACGCGGCGTCCCAATCCCGTGGGATCACAGACCCCAGCTCATGGACGCCCAGGACGTCGGCATAGACCGTCGTCACGACACACCCGAACGTCGGCAGCCAGTGGGACTGGAATCCCGTGCACCAGCCCGCATATCCGCCCAGCGCGTCGAAGTTGCCCGTAAACGTCGTGCCCGACCACCCCCACGTCGTCAGATGCACCCAACAGTCGCCATCATCCGGAGCCACCACCAGAGTGTCGGCAGCCTCCCCACCGCCCAGCGGCACCGACGCCCCGCCGATAGCCAGCGTCCCCGCCGCTAGCCCGTCGTGGCCCGCAACCGAAGGCGGCACCCACGGATCAGTGGGCACCATGGCCGACGCGGGAGCTGCCACCCCGAGCCAGACCAACCCGGCCGCCACCAGAACCGCCGCCAGTCGTTTCACGATGCCATCTCCTCGCCTGGGTAGTTGTGTTCGTTTACTCCGTGGTGTCGCGACGCTCCGCGCACCCCCAAGGGGGACCCCGCGCTACGCGCCGCCTTCTCCGCGATGTAGTCCGAGCACACGCACTCAGGGCGGCGGCGTGTGCCTTCGCAGACCTCACAGCAGCCGGTACTGGTCACACGGCCAATCGTGGAAACCGGCGCGAGCGTGTCATAGGCCGCGAACGCGTCAGAGCGTGGCCCCCAGAACCACGAAGACGCCAGCGGCGGCTCAGCCACCAGGGCGTGGTCAGTCACGTCCCCAACGCCTTTCTCGTAAAGGTCCCACTTAAAAAGTCGTTTCTTCGGGAACCGACGCCCCGATTCAACATCAACCACGGACCCGAAGCCCTCACACAAAACAATGCCCATTGAGACTTCTCGGAGCAAAAGGTCGGCTCGACTTAGGGCAGGGCTCGTCCACCTTACGACCGCATCACGCCGCCTTAATTGAACTATCAAGTTCTGCGCGTACTTCGGCAGCGCCGTGCTATCCCGGCTTCCAGCAATGCCCGTAATTTCGTCGGCCCAGCAATCGAACATATCGCCCATCTCATCGACCTGGCCCCACCTCGACCACCGCGTATAGAGCGGATGCTTCGCCCCGTGAACCGCGCCCCTCAGTACGTGATGCGCCGGGTCGTCGCAGTCGTTGCCGCCCGGACACGGTCGCGGGTCGTGCCAGTCCAGGAGCCGCACCGTGCTCAGGACCGGCCTACCGGCCTCCAACGAGCGGCGGCACAGCTCGGCGACCAGCAGCGACTTACCCGACCCGTTCGAGCCAACCACGCCCATGATCGGAACCCGAGACATAGCCTCAAGCTCGGCCTCTTTGTGCATCACGACCCGGTGCCCGTGCTCGTTCCTCCACGCCGCGTACGGGACCTTTACCCAGTACGGAACGGTCAGCCAAGGATGCGTCATCCCGCGCCACCGCCGCCCAACGTCAAGAACGACGCCACAATCCGAATGCCCTTGATAGCGAGGCCAGCCACCCACGTTGCCGCCAACGCCCCAATCACAACAATCAGCATTCCAACCGGCAACCAGTGACTAACCGTCCCCAGGTAGCCGCTAAGTGTTTGAATGTAGCCCGGCAGCGACACCACCCAGCTAGGGACAGGCGGAATCACGGCCGTGATCTGTTCCGACAGCCACACAACCATGTCTGCTACACGGTTCATCAGCCATTCCCAGACCATCCCGTACCCTCCCCAGCTCGTAGTCACGTTCCCACCTCCACGTCAGACAGGACGGGGGGCCGTCCCCTCACAAGACGACCCCCCAACCTGACTTACTTGGAGCCCTTCGCAGCCGCCTTCTTGCCGAGACCCATGACGAAGAAGCCGCCCCAGATCAGAAGCCCCGCGCCCGCAACAGCGAGCAGTACCGGCCCAACGGCCGTGAGCTGAGCCAGGATAAGGTCTCCCAGGCTCGATGCATCGAAACCAACAGCCATTTCAATCCCTTTCTTTCTGTTAGGAGGTTAGCCCGAAGAACAACCCCAGCGACAGCCCCACGGTGAGACAGCCGACAATTATGGACAACATCAGCGCGCCGACTTCTCGGCCGTGCGCCGCAGCAGAACCGCAAACATGCAGCCCAGGAACAAGGACGCCAGCAACCCCAGCGCGGCAGTCACCATTTCACCGCCCAATACATCAGCGCGCCCATGATCTCCACGCACATGAACACGTCCAAAAACACGGTAATCATCGGCGCTCACCGCCTCACCAGGAGAATCAGCCCGGCACTACTGGCCAGCACCGTCAGCCCCAGACCCCACGCCGTCGCCGTCATCCAGTCGAGGACCAGGCCGCGATCCTCTGCGCCCAACGCGACCAAGTAGGTAGGCGAGGCCGCAACCGGCTCCGGCCCAGGCAGAACGGAAGCTGACGGCTCCGCCGACGGCGACGAGGGCGAAGGCGAGGGCGTGTCCGCGAAGGCTGCCACCGGGGAAGCCGCTAACGCGCACCCCAGCACCAGCACGCCGACGAGGCGGCTCAACCATCCAGTCACGAGCGGACACCGGAGACCCCCGAACGGCGCAACGACTCACGCGTCGCGGCCAGCTGCTCCATGTCTTCGACATGCTCACAGCGGCGGATCTTGCCCGGGTGCCAGTGCGGGCACGCCTCGATCACGACATGGCCGGACAGGAGCTCACACCGGAACGCCGCCCCAGCTCCGAAGGCCGCTGGCAGCGCGTCCACCTCAACATGCCAATGTGGCCCGGAAACAACCTCACGGGCCGTACCATTCACAACACCGACGACCGGGCCTCTACCCCGTTCTGAGATAGAGGCGGCGGCCCCTGGCAGGGTCGCCGTCTCGCTGTAGATGGTCACTTCAGGGGAACAAGCGGAAGCCGCGCCATCAGCCGCGCAGCGATCTCAGCGTTTCCAAGGTTCCTGTACGGAGTAAGCCGCAGCTCAGCGTTGAAGACCTCGCCCGGCTCGGGCAGGTCAGCCGTACGGAAACCCTCATCGATGCGGGCGTGGACGACATCGACCCCGACCAGGATATGAGCCAGATCGTACGAGTACGGCTCAGCGGGCCGATTCCCCTCGGCCGGGCTCACACCACTCTTGTGCTCCGTCTTCAGGAACGTGCCCTGAACACTCACTGTCAGTACCTGCTGCGCCATCTCGAATCCCCTCTACGGTTCGGATCGTTCCCCGGTCGCCTGGCAGCGACTCGTCGTGTGAACGTTTGTGGCAGGACGATAACACACCGTTAAGACCACCGTAGGGACGGGGTCCGGAAAAGTTGTTCACGTCTTACCAAGGCGGGTCGGCCGGGCTTGCGCCCGTCTCCCCGAAGACCAGCAGCTTGTGAAACTGGCCGGGTCCGATCCCCTGCCCCTGCTGACCTCATCCTGACCAGGCCCGCGAACCCGTCAAACCCCTACGGGGTCCAGCAAGCTGGCCGCAAGCGGTGGACTGAACCGCTACCACCTGGCCCTGCTGCTGCCATCAGGATCAGGTGACCTCTGCTCCCATTCTGGAAGCCAGCGCCGAACAAGCCACATGAGAAAACCCTCACACTCTGCTACCCGCGCATAGCAACCCTGCTACACTGGCGTAGCAGCGAACCGAATCGAGAGGAACGAACGATCATGACATGGAAGACCAGCACCGACGCGACACAGTGGGCCGTCTGGCTCAGGAACGACGAACTCAGCTACCCCAAGGACCTCGCCCTAGCCGGCTACGTCATCGACGCATTCGGCCGGCCCTGCAAGGACTACGAGCGCTATGGAGCCCGCGCCTACGCCGAGCACGAACCCGCGAAATGGTTTGCGAGCAAGGCGAACGCCGTGCGCTACCTCCGGAACCGGCGCATCCGTGAGCTGCACGACGCCGACGTGGCGGCCAAGGCTATCGCCGAGCCAGAGCAAGACGCCCTCGACTACGACGACCAGGCTGAGCAGGCTGGACAGGCTGGCAGGCTGGCAGGCTGGCAGGCTGGCAGGCTGGGCAGGCTGTTTAGGCTCGGCAAGGATGGACAGCCGAGCGAAGCGGCGTGCGACTGTGGCGAGATCGTCACCCGATCCGGCAACATCTGGGTGCACGGGAACGGCCTAGTTCTCTGCTCCGCACTCATCGACGAAGTCATCACCAACCGGGGTCACCAGCACAGCTAGAGATCGAGCAGCCCCACCATTGCCGTG